AATAAAGAATGGGATTATTTATCGTTAAAAATTAGTACTTCTATAGAATAATTTTTAATTTAATTTATAAAATAATATAAATATAATTTATAAAATAATATAAATATAATTTATAAAATAATATTAGCTTCTTACATGTAATATTACATAAAATAATTTTATATACGTCGCGCAGAAAGTACTCTGGTAACCGCACCTCGTCTATGTACACGTCGAACTCGCGCATACCGGGCGCTCCAGCGTCATATATACCGCTCATTAAGGGTAGCGTTCTAAATTTGCAGTAAACGGTGCATGTCAGCTAGCACGCCCAACTAATCCTTTACTGCTAGGTCCAGGGCACGCTGTTGTAGGTCCAGGGCACGCTGTTGATTGATGCTGATACGTGGCTGTTTCTTTTTTTGTAAGACGTAAAAGTCAATCTCGTTGTATATCTGCTCCCCGCCAAAGGACAAGTCCAGTTTATATTTACAGTGCAAGTGTCGTGTTGTGTCTGGGTCGCCCAGTAGTGTTGACAGCGTTGCTGAGCCAAGGTGCACACACAAAGTAGGGCCTACGTCCTTATACTTGTACTCGCTCGACGGGGAGTTGTCGAGCGCTGCATGGCGCAGGTTAGCTTCTATGTTATCAGAGACGACTACGTACACGTCGACGGACAAGAGCGGCCATCCATGCTCAAGTGGGTTCGACGGCGACAGACTGACGTTAAACTTTTTTTCTTGGTGTGACGAGTATGTCTTGATATCCCAGTTCGGAGGAGGAACGAAAAATAGAAAGCTATTTATGTGCATCCCCCAGCTGAAATTATTCGGCACTTCCCAGGCGGCGCAAGTGGGATGCTCTGCTTCAAATTTAGCAATGATGTTCATTGAATCAAATATATTTAAATAATGAGTTATTTATAATAAAAAAAATTCAATTTTTTTATTATGAAATGTATTATACTTTTTATAAAAAATCCTCTATAGTACTTTCTAAACTCATCTTGTATCAAATGTACAAATAAAGAAATTAAATTTTTTTATCACCACATTCAATGTTAATATGTACAGTCACTATTAGTGACTCTAGAGCCAGTATTACTGGCTGTACATACTCTTTCAAAGTCTACAGAGTCTCAGAAGACTCTAAAGACAGTCATTATAGGCTGTAAGTACTTTTTTACTTAATTCTACGCCACTGCGTGCCATTGCAGACAAGCGAAAGGCATATTAGAAAGATGCCAATCATGGTAAAAACAAATGCCATCAAGCACAATTCTTTGATGGTATCAAACCATTTTTGGTGGTTATAACGGCACATCTTGCACATCTTAATCAAATATATTTAAATAACGAGTTATACAATAAAAAAAAAATTCAATTTTTTTTTATTATGTTTAGAAAATAAATAAAATGTATTATACTTTTTCATCTATTTATCACTATAAAAAATCCTCTAATGTATTATATTTTTCTTTTAGATCAAATTTATTTAATAGATTTTCATATTTTTCTTTTAATTTATAAAATAATAAATAGAATAAATATAGCTGCTAATATTGATTGTTATTCAATTTAATTTTTCTATAATAATATTTTAAATCTTCAAAATAACATTTTAGATTTTTATATTCTTTATCATCTAAGTAATTATTTTCTTTTGGTATAAAACTTTCAGATTGTGTATATGTAGCAGTAAGTTTATATCTTTCTTTTAATTCTTTATATCTTTCTTTTAATTTATCAAATTTATTTAATAGATTTTCATATCTTTCTTTTAATCTTTCTTTTAATTCAAATGTGCTCAAAATTTTTTTGGGTTTATAAAAAGTAGTACTATCGTAACCAAAATAACCAATATAGTTAAATTTATGAAGATTTTCAATATTTTCTACTTCTTCAAAAGAATCTTTTAGTAATTTCCAAAATTCAAATGTTCCCGTTGCAAGTAGATTATTGTCTTCTTTAGTATCTTTGTCACTTAATTGTGAATATTCTCCAATAACAATAACTTTTAAATTTTTATTAATTTCTAATGCTTTTTCAAGAATTTTTTCAGGTTTGTACCATTCTTGGGTTTGTCCATCCATAGGTGGCCAAACTAATAATAATGCATCAAAATTAGGAACTTGATAATCTTCAATTATATTTCCGTCTATACATTTTTTATTTACTGATTGTTGGTCTTCAAAAGGATTTTCAATCATATAACATTCATGAAATACTTTATCTGGTGGGTCAGTATCTGTACAAGTCATATTTATGTTACCATCATGAGCTAATCTTGAAGCTATTATTCCAGCTCCTGAACCTACTTCTAATATATTTGTATCTCTACCAACAAATTCAATTATATCATCTATATTTTCAGGAAATGCATGATAGGCACAATACATTTCCTTCCAATTATCACCAGGATTAAAAGTATAAAAATTAACTAATTTAGTATATTTTTCACTCGGTAAACTCTTCTTACACACATCAACATAGGAAGTCATCTTGCAATGAATATGAACAGGAATCTTATCAGGATTCTGAGATTTGGGGATATCACAAGTGATTTTTGATTTGAAATATCAATAAAAAAAATCTTCAATAAAAAAAATCTTCAATTTTTTTTAGAAAAAGTTAGGTTTAAAAGTTCTATTAATTATATTTTAAATTATTTATTATTTGTACTATAATTATGTTAATTTCTTTTTATCTTTATCTTTATTTTTATCAAAATCATATACTGTTCTATGAAATCTTTTTTTTATTTTAGTATTTTTTACAACTTCATCTTCATCTATTCCTTTCTTTACTAAAGTATCCATATATGGAGATATTTTTATTTCTTCATTTTCTATTATATTATTTACATCATCAATTCTTCTTAAAATAACAGATTCAAATAAATCTTCTTTATCTACTGTTCTCCAAGTTTTATCTTTATCATATATTTTTGCATCATTACTTCTTAAATTTGTAAATGAAATATTATGATATTGCGGAAGTCTTGGATTGCAGTTTATTTTTTTAGTACATACTACAGAACAAAGTAATCCAGAATTTAATATATTTGTTTTTTCTTCTAAAGTTAAATCATCTAAATTTTCCATTCCAAAAGGAACTAATTTTACATTTATATTATTAATTGTATTATTAGTTGTGTTATTATTATTAGTTGTGTTATTTGTTTTAATTATTTTGTTATTTTCTAAACATTTACTAACTAAATTATTTAATGTTTTGTTTTCACTTTCTAAAATAGTATTTTTTTCCTCTAATTGTTTATTATTATTTTCTAATTGTCTGATCTTATCTTCATATAGTTTATTATTTTCTTCAAATTGTTTTATTATTTTTTCATATTGTTTATTATTTTCTTCTAATTTTTTAATATTTTCTTCTAAATATTTTGTATTTTTTTCTAAATTTATAATATTTTCTTCTAAATATTTTGTATTATCCTCTAAATTTATAATTTTATTTATATTATTTTCAGGTATACATGGTATTTTTCTATTTATATGTATTTCATAACTTTGTTTTCTACTAAAATTTTTATTACATTTATTACAAATATATAAAACCATTATATTATTATATAATAATATTCTTTTATGTTAAATTATTAAAAATGATATTAAAATGTCATTTTATAATATTAAAATGTCAAAAATGATATAATTTATAAGAAAATATGACATTTTAATATCATTTTTGATATAATTTTTATTATATAGTTATAATTTTATTATATTATAAATTAGTAAAAAATATTTTTTTAATTTTTTTTAGCGAGAGAGAGAGACTTTTTTGAAAAAAGTTAGGTTTTAAAGTTCCACTAATTTTATTTTTATTTATTTGTAGTTTATCACAAAAAAAATTGAGAATTTAATTATAAAACATATATTAAAAATAAAATAAAAATAATAATGTCTAATAAAATACGTCTTTCTTCTAATGCATTTATTGAAGCTCTTCTAACAGTTCCTGCAGAAGACTGGTATAGAAATTGGCCTGCTGACAGAACCATTATGTTAAGTATGACGTCTAAAAAAATAAGAAATATAATTAATAAAATGTGTATTCCTGCTATTGTTCATTGGAAATGGAAATTCTGGAGTGATCCAAATAATGGTTCTGGCTCCAAAGGAGACTCTGGAGCAAGTCTTAACAAGACTGGTTCTACTACAGAAGTAAAGCTAAATTTTATTATGACAAGTCTTCAACTTCAATGTAATTTATATTTATACAAAATTACAACACTTGTACTAAGACGTTGTGATATACAAATAATTGTTAAAAAGCTTGCAAAAGTTCTTAGAAAATGTCCAATGCTAGAAAAGCTAGATCTACAACGCAATAAAATTAATACTGAAGGAGCAGTGTTAATTGCAAATAGTCTTAAAAGATGTCCAAAGCTCTTACATCTAGATCTCTATATTAATAAGATTGGTGACAAAGGAGCAATAAAGATTACTAAACTATTAAAATTAAAATACTGTCCGCATTTATCATATCTTAATCTTTCTTTTAATATGATTTATGATAAAGGAATAAAAAAAATTACAGAAGTAATTATAAAAAGTAGTAATCAATCACTAAATGACATTGAACTCTGTCATAATCGTATTACAGAAGACGGAGTAATAAATCTCATGGAAATGCTTAAAAAATGTCCAAATATAAAATATTTAAATTTCTACTATAATACAATTGAACAATATAAAGCAGAAAATATTGCACAAAGATATAATATAGATCTTCATTCATTATATAAGCTTAGAAAACATAGCTATCCATAATTTTAAATTAGATTTTGTACAGTTAGTCTGTTGGCTAAATCTAGATACTCTTTCAGAGTTTGTACAGAGCAATATAATAATTAGAATTATCACCACCTTTCATAGATTTATTTTTTTCTTTTAGATGTATATCTAAATTCATTTCTGCAATATCACCGCATTTATTTATAAACTGTTTAATTATATCAACATTTACTTGATATACTTCTTTATATTTACGATATTGATAATGTTTCATAAATAATTTGATACATTTTTCTACAGAATCAATATCTTCTGATTCATAAATATAAATTGGTATTATATCATCTTTTTTATCTGTATTATATTTAAGTAATCTGTTTTTTAAGTTTTGTGTTTTACCAATTTTATATAATGTTATATCATCTGATGTTTGTATAATGTAAATTACACCTTTACTTGGATTAACTTTGGGTTTTTGATTATTTTCTAATTTTACTATTTTGTCTTTTAATCCTTCAATAATAAAATTTTTATATTTATCAATCAATTCTTCTAATGCATAGAAATATTCTCTAACTTCAACAGCTTTTTTTGTTCTACTTTGCATACATAATAATTTGAAACATTTAACTGTTAATAGAATTTCTTGTTTCGGAGCTCCTTTTTTTCCATTACTACTTGTTTTATTTATTGTATAATCTATATTTATTTTATAAGAATTTAATAAGGTTTGTTTAATATCACTTTTTGTACTATCTAGCCATTTAGAAACTTTTTCTAAATCTATAATAAAAATATTTTTATTAGTTAAATCATATAAACTAAAAAAATCATCAATAAACTTATTACTAATTTTAGAATATGTTTTTAAAAAATCAATTAAATAAGAATTTGATTTATTATCTGAATTCTCTGAAATAATATTATTGTTATTTAAAACATTGTTATTTAAAACATTATTATTTATTGTATTTATTTTATATTTATTTATTTCATAATTTTGTATATTAAATTTAAATATTTTATTGTTTAATTCTTTATTTGTTTTATCTGATATATAATTTAATATTTTATTTATTTTTCTTTCTCCACACCATAATAACATATTACATTTTGTTTTATATTCTGTTATTCTATTACATCTACACATTCTTTGAACTAAATTTAATATATTATCATTAGGTTGAATTACAAATATACTATCACATTCAGGAATATCAATACCTTCGTCTAAAATATGAATATTTAATAGTATATATCTTTTATTTGATAATTTGAAGTTATTTATGATTTCTATTCTCTTTAATTTTGAAGTATTATAACTAATCATATCTGATTCTAATTCCATATTTAACATATTTTGCATCCATAATAAAATTTTATTAAATTCTTGTGCTTGTTCTATTGTTGTTAAAAATACAATACATTTATTATTACCTTCATATAATAAAGATTTTAATAAAAAATAACATTTTTTTACTAGTTTTTTATTTTTAATTTCACTTTGTACAATAACATCATTAAATTTATTTAATTCTTCATTTTTTACTGGTAATATTATTTTAAAATCACATATATATTTATTTTTTATTGCTTCATTCCATAAATATTTGTGTATTACATTTCCACAATATTTTGAGTTTTCAATTGGTGTAGCTGATAAAAATAAAATTTTATTATTTTTATTTTCTAAAATTTTATTCATATTATCATTTTTATTATTTAAATTATTATCGGATAAGTTATGAAACTCATCTATAATTATAATTTTATTATCTAATTTATCAATAATGTTTATTAAAACATCAACAGAATCATATGTAACTGAAAATAAATTTTTATCCATTAATATTTGTTCAATACAATTGATATTTCTAATTCCATCTGATGAAATTAAAATAGGATTATATGATTTATTCGAATAATCATAAACTTGATCTAATATTTGTTTAGCTAAAAAACGCAATGGAGCAATATAAATTATATTATTATATTCTTTTGCTATTAAATAACTTGTAAAAGTTTTACCCATACCAGATGGCAATGATAATATTGATCTGTTTTCATTTTTTAATAAATTACATGCCTCAATTTGATAATCACGCGGTTGAATATCAATATAATTTAAAAAATTGTAATCTACATCAATAATTTGATTATTATAAGGAATATGTAAATATTGTACTTTATTCGATAAATCTTTAATACGAGAACTAATTTCATTTGAATAAATAACAATACCATTTAAATCAAATTCATACAATAAAAAATAAAATCCTTGTAAGTCATTAATACATAAAGTATTATTATGATTTTTACATTGAATAAAATATACTTGATTGTCTTTAACAGCAACTAAATCAGCTCCGATATCACAATTTTTATATTTTGTATAAATATCATAATTATTAAATAATTTAGTATGTTGTAAAATTCTTTCAGGTGTAAATTTAAAAAAGAAAACTTCATCATATTGTAATTTTAATTTATTTAAAACAAATAATTCATAATTATTACCTTTAATTTGTTTATATAAATTCATTATTATTATTTAATATAATATCTTTTTAAATTATTTTAATAAAAATACATAATATTTGAATACACTAAATAAATAAATCTTAATATTAACTCTTCTAATTTATTAATAAAATAAGACAAATAAATGTCCTAAAGTATGTTAAGCTGTTTTACAATTATGTATTGTATAGTTTTCTTATTGTAACAGTTTATGGTGGAATAAAAAACTTATTAAACCTATTATTAAATCCAAAAATATTATAATTGCTGCAACTTCACGATATAAAAACCATAATAAAACAGCACTTGTCAAATATGCGAGTGCGTGTAGTGGTCTAAGATGATTCCACCAAATAGGTTGTCCTCCTGTCTCCGTTCCAGTTTTTCGCCATCCCATTATCCATATTATGGCAAACCCTGTACCAATTATACCAAGTATAACACTTAGAATGTCGGTTGGAGCGACTAATGCCGCATATGCTAAACCTAAACGCGACCCTACACATCCAATAAGAAACATAGCAATTCTTTGCTTTTCGTCTAATGCCATCTTTAATTAGGAAAAGATAAAAAGTTTTATATTTTTTATAATTATGTTAATATATAATTTTTTACTTCATATTTATATTCAACCTTTCCTTAAAGTCATCAATCATATATTGTAATCCTTCATCAAGCTTCACTTTAGGTTCCCATTTATATTTGTTTTTAATCTTGGTAATATCTGGTTTGCGTCGCGTAGGATCGTCAGCTGTATTTTTTTTATACACAATCTGAAGATTAGGATTTATTACTTTTTTCACTATCTCAGCTAATTCTAACATAGAGAATTCTTCAGGATTACCAACGTTAAATGGTCCAATTTCATCACCATCCATCACACGTATAATACCTTCAATTAGATCAGATACATATTGAAAAGAACGTGTCTGACTTCCATCACCATATACTGTAATTGGTTGATTTGTCAGAGCTTGTGAAACAAAGTTACTTACTACACGTCCATCATCCAAAGCCATACGAGGACCATATGTATTAAAGATTCTAACAATACGCACATCCAAATTATGTTCTTTGTTATAATCCATAGTAAGACATTCTGCAATACGTTTTCCCTCATCATAACAAGACCTTTCACCAATACAGTTAACATTACCAAAGTATTTTTCTGTTTGCGGATGTTCAAGAGGATCGCCGTATACTTCACTAGTACTTGTCAATAAGAAACGTGCTTTAGTACGTTTAGCAAGACCTAACATGTTCATGGTTCCAGTGAAGTTAGTTTTAAGAGTTTTAATAGGATTGTATTTGTAATGTACTGGAGAAGCAGGACAAGCTAGATGAAAAATCTGATCAACTTCTAACAAGATAGGTTCTACAACATCATGACGAATCAGTTCAAAATTATTTTTATTCATAATATGTTCAATATTATCTTTACTTCCTGTATAAAAATTGTCTAAACAAATAACATGATCTCCACGATTGACTAAATATTCACATAAATGGCTACCAATAAAGCCAGCACCACCTGTAACTAGTACCCGATTTTTTTCCATATGGGGTTTGTTTTTGATGCAAGTCATTTTTATTATTTATAAATTATTAATATCTATATATCTATAAATAATTTATGAATATTTTATTAATTTAATAATAATTGAAACAATTAGACAAGAATGTCTTTGCGAATGTTAAATAAGGCAATGAATGACTTTGTCCATAGGATCAGGGAACAATATGGCACTATTGTCCCTCATGGACTCTGGCCGATTACTCGCTTTGTAGCATCAAGGAGCAAAAGTCGGAGCTTGCCATTGAGATCAGCAATCTAAGCTTAGTACGATCATGCAGTTCCATGCAGTTCCATGCAGTTCCATGCTATTCCTTCACGTAAATCACATTTATTTATAAAAATTAGATTATAGTTTTTTCAATACTACAGTTATGTAAACAGTAAAAAAAATTGAGAATATATTAATTTAATAAAATATTAAAATAATAAAAAAAATAACAATGAATTGTATTAATGTATTTATTGAAGTTCTTGAAAAGGTACCTGTAGATGACTGGTATAGAAATTGGCCTGCTGATAGAACCATTATGCTAAGTAAGACTTCTAAAAAAATAAGAAATATAATTAATATAATGCGTATTCCTGCTCATGTTCAATTAAATTGGAAGTATTTTAATGATTCAAAAATAAAACTAGAATTTATTATGATGCAACTTCAAAAAATGACATCTTTATATTTATATAAAATCACAACACTAATACTATCATGTTGTAATATACAAATAAATATAGAACAACTTGTAAAAGTTATTGAACAAAGCCCAATGCTTCAGAAACTCATTATAAAGGATAATAATATAACTGACGAAGGAATAGGAAAGATTACTAAAGCACTTGAGCAATATAATAATCAAGAGCTAAATTATCTTGATTTATCTATTAATAAAATAGGTGATATTGGAGCAGGAAAAATTGCAGAACTACTTTGTCATAACAAGTGTTCAAAACTATTACATCTTAATCTTTCTCTAAATAAAATTGGCGATATAGGAACAGAGAAGCTTGCATTAGCATTAGGAAAGTGTAATAATTTAATGTTAATTGATCTTGATCTTAGTCATAATCTCATTAGAGCTGATGGAGTAGATAGTCTTATTGTACAATGTTCAACTATAAAACGTCTTGATTTAAGCTGGAATTACATTGGAATTGTTGAAGCTGCAAGTCTTGCGCAACGTCATAATATAGATATTAGTACATTATTTCAAATGAGAACTGTGAGTTATCCATAAAAAAATTGAATATTTTTTTGTTTGTTCATTCCATTAATTTAATTGTAATTGATCCAAACTGAGTAACAATGCCTATGCCAAAGCGAATTGTTTACGATGGAAAGATTCTCTGTTTCATACCTAATGGGTGGCAGGGACAATCCGATCAGACATTTTATAACAATCTGTGCTCTCTCAACAAGGATACTGTGTGTTGGTCTCTTGAATGGTCTACTAACATGGATGACATCCACATCGTAGAAATGAAAAACTTCCAGAGCCAACCATTCAACAAGTATAATGTAGCATACATTACGGTCTCGACGTGTAACGGAAAACTTTTTATTCCGACGCGATCAAAAAGTGTTCGTGACCTGCAAGAAGCCATCAATTGGTTCAAGAGATTCAATCCTGGCTCAGTATTCATTCATGGTGATGAAGGAACCATGGATGAATACTTAGTCAAAATATAGTAGTCTCTTTTTGTTGCGATGAAGATATCTTTTATACTGGGATGCTACTATAAGTGACATAAGTATAAAAGATATCTTGGACATATTATATATTTTTTTATTTATATTTAGCTAGAAATTATAGTCTTATTAATGAAGAGATTAAAACGTTCTTGTTCTTTTAACATATCAATATGATTTTTTTCTATTAAAAATGTATGTAAAGGATAATAGATCTCAATACTATTAATCTTTTTAAAAAGATTACACATATATGATTTGCGCTTGTTTTGTTCTTTTGCATAAAAGTCATAGTCATTTTGTGTAATTTTGAGCTCTTTTTTAAGAGAAATGTCCAATAGAGTCAGATATTCAGGGATCATTTTGCTCACACTATCAGACATAAAATGCAAAAGTGATTTACGTTTTTCTTGTTTTAATTGTAATAAAAAATATGCATCTTGTTCTTGTAAGTATTCATTTATAATTAAATTGTGTAAAAATTTAAGAATATTGTTTTCTTCGACAAGAAACATGTTAATTTTTTCTTGTAAATTGTGCACATCATCAAATGCTTTTTTTACATTATTTGCATTATAAGCATTATAAGCATTATTAAGAACATCTTTATTTATATTAAAAATATTACGATATTTTTGTAGATCTAATATATAATTTTTACATTCTTGATGATATTCATTTTGTTTTTTTTGTTGTTCTTGTTGTTGTTGTTCGTACTGTTCGTGTTTTTCTTTCTGTTTTTGTAGTTCTTGTTGTTCTTGTTTTGTTTGTTGATTATGTTCTGACATTTTTTGCAGTAAAATTAAAATGTGTGAATACTTTATAAAGAAAAAAATTCAATTTTTTTCTTTATAAAAATTTTATTTAATATATATATATATGGATTATTATAATAAATATATTAAATATAAACAAAAATACTTAAAATTAAAAATTCACCAAGGTGGTGTATTACCATTTGTTACACTTGAAGATGGAACAAATGATTATTTTCCTTTTGATAATACAAATTTTAATTATTATAATAATAATTATTCATTAATTTTAAATAATAATTTATCAGAAGATTATTTACTTAATAAAAGATTTGAACTTGTAAAACTAGATTCAAAATTAAATAAAACAGTTTATAATAACAATAATATGATTAATGATAATAATATTTATAAATTAGCAGATGAACAAATTACTATTTCAGATAAAATAAAAATTCCTTTTCATTTATGTTTATTATCAGAATATAAAATTTTAGATGAAATATATAAAATACATATAAAAAAAGATTTAAAAAATGCAAATAAATTTAAATCTTTTTATAATTTAAATAGAGATATTCCTGATCAAATAAAAAATATTACTTATAATTACAATATATTATTAAAATATAGTTATTGTAATAAATTTTTAGAATTATTAAAATTAATATATAATATACAAATTAATATTATTTCAACAAGTGATTTAGATAAACAAATAATTGAATTATATAATTTAAAAGATTATATTATTATTAATATTATAAATTTTTTTATAGATCCTGAATCATTATTAAAAAATAATTTTGTTTTAATTTATAATTTATATAATAAACAAAAAGAAATAGAACAAAAATTAGAAACAAAAACAATAGATGAATCCAAATTAAAACAAGATTATAATAATGCTGTACAAACTTATATTAATATATCAGATACAACTTTATTATTTAAATTTATTAAAGATGATAACATAAATTCAGAAAAAGACCCTGAAAAAAAAACAAAACTTTTATTAAAAAAAGCTGTTTTAGAAAAAATGGAAACAATGGCAAGAAATGATTTAAATAATGATTTAAAATCATTAAAACAACATTTAGAAAATGATATTAAAGATATCAAACAATTATTATTATTTAATTTATATGTAGATAATGAGATAGATATATCACCTAAATTTAGTTATATATTCTATGCATCATTCATTTATTATCGTATTAATAAACCATTAATATCATATCCATTATTTAGTAATTTATATCCTATAAATAAGAATAATTTTATATGTAATCTTATTGGAATTGAGAGTGAATATTTATATTTATTAATCAATAAAAGTGATAATGAGTTATCAATAAATAAAAAAATGTTTTATTCAAATTATATTAAACATCTTATTCTTCATTTAGGTGGTTTTGTAATTAAAACTGAAAAATATAGTTATACTAATTGTGTAGAAAATAGTATTTTAGAATTTATAAAAATATTATTTTGGGATCAAACACAATTTGAAATAAAATTACCAGAAGAAAATATTGAAACTGAGACTGAAACATTAAAATTATTACGTGATATATTTAATGATATTAATAAAAATCTAAATAATATAACATCATTTTATGAAAGTAACGAATATAATAAGAAAATAGATCACTTATTTTCAGGTCATAATAACATTTATTATCGTAATAATGATAAAACAAAATCTTTGTTATATCCTTTGTATGCATATGAAATGGATTCTACTATGAATAATGTTTATAATATGTTATGTATAATTTTAAATTTTAAAACTGAAGAAGAATTAAAGAAATATTTAGGAGAAATAAATAATTATAATACAGATATTACTAAAATTGATATAACTGATAAAGATGGTATAATTGATATATATATAAATGAGTATAAATTATATACTATAAATATAGAAACTGGTCATGCATATTTAGAAAGTTTTGAAAAAATAGGTATATTTGAATTAATAGAATATGATTATTTTAATTTATTAATATATAATACAAATATTATATCAAATTATAATATTCAAATATGCGAAGAATATATAATAAAATATGAAAATCTATTATCTAAATATGAAAAAGATCATAAAAATTATAAAAATCTTAAATTTTATGAATATATTGTAATATTAATAATCATTAAATACTCAAAATTAACTAATTATATTAATTATGATTTTCCTAATTATATGGAAATTATTTATACGGCATTTGAAAAAAATCCTGATATATTATGTCATACATATTTTATTTCTGATAAGGAAATAGAAATAATTTATAATAAAATATTAAATACAATTCAGCTAGATCACCCAAAATATAAAGATAAAGTAAAATGTATACTTTGGAGAAAACCACATTTTATTAAAGATATTCCAAAAAATCATAAAGATTTTTCAGAAATAATAATTAATAGTATGAACGTACACGGATATACGAATTGTGATATAATTAATTATATAGTTAATTATGATTATGATTATATAAATACACTATTAAATACAATTCAGCAAAATCACCCAAAATATAAAGATATAGTAAAATGTTTTCTTCACGTTAATCCCAAATTAATTAAAAATATTCCTATAGATCATAAAGATTTTTCAGAAATAGTAATTAATACTGTTTATGTTTCCGGAAAATACAACTATTACATAATTAATTATCTAATTAAAAATCATCCTGATAATATAAATATACTATTAAATAAAATTATTCTAGATTACTCTGAACATAAAGAATTAATAAAATATATACTTAGTGCTAGTCCCAAATTTAAAAAAAATATTCCTATAAATCATCCTAATTATTCAGAAATAGTAAATGTAGAAAATAATAAAATGTGTGTGTGTATGTAAGAGTATAAATAAAATACAAGACATTAAAAATTTTGTTATAAATGATATTAATATCAATAATAACATTTTTGAAGAATCAGTTATAGATTAAATTGATCAAACTAATCTAAATTATGAAAAAATATTAGAATATATTATATTTATTTTTTAATTTATAAAATAATAAAAATATTTTAAGTCATTTTGCGTGTCGCCTATCCGTTTAATTATCACAAGGTGAAACCACTACCTTGTAGATTAGTTGTTATATAATATTGTTTCTGACAATATCCAGGGAAACCCGCCTCGCAAGGTGCTTAGCAAAATATGAAGTAATAATCATTTAATTTCTTATAAATAAATAATTAATTTATATAATAATAAATTAGCTAAATTCAGCTTTGGAAATATATGGAGGTGGTGGTCCAAATGGATGTGGATGTGGTGATTCACATGGTGATGGAGGTGGTAGTGAATTATTTTTAGTGGGATTAAAAAATTCTGTGAGAAATGTTTCAGAATAACTTCGCAGCTTAGAATTACTTTGTAGATTTAAGCAACTTGACTTATTTAACTTATTTAACTTAAATTGTGGTGTATTATTTTGAACAGTTTTTGATTCAAATTCTTTTACTCCATTTAATAAATTTAATACAAGTAGTGATGTATTATTTTGAAAAGTGTTTGATTCAAATTCTTTTACTCTATTTAATGAATTTAATACAAGTAGTGACTCTGTTGTAATCTCAGATGATTCTCTATTATTACTGAAATAATTAGTTGGTAGCGGTGGTCTTGATGACGGTGGTGGTGGTGGTGGTGGTCTTGATGACGGTGGTGGCGGTGGTCTTGATGACGGTGGTGGCTGTGGTCTTGATGACGGTGGTGGTGGTGGTCTTGATGACGGTGGTGGCTGTGGTCTTGATGACGGTGGTGGCTGTGGTCTTGATGACGGTGGTGGCTGTGGTCTTGATGATGGTGGCCTTGATGACAGTGGCGGTGGTCTTGATGATTGTGGCCTTGATGACGGTGATGGTGTTATTTGTTGAAGAGCATTAACGACAAGACCACAACCATAACCAAGAGTTAAAAATTGATTATAATTTAGAATAGGATCAGGATTATATGATTTTTGAAATTGCTTCTTACCTGTAGTTTTACAGTGAACAATTTTATAATCTTTATTATCCCTCAAAAATGTTTCAATCGCTTCATTTATATGGTATTTAGAATAAGTTGGTACTGGAACAAAAAAATCAATTACCCCTGTTTTATTATTTACAATTTTTAAATGAGCACTACCTTCTTTTTCATTATTATAATTTTTATTAGTATTACTATCACCATGATAAAAGATCAAATTATTATTCTCAAGTCTGTATTCTTGGTGTAATAACCAATTCGTTTTGTGAAGACCATTTAATTCTACTTTAAGATTTAATGTTTTCAAATTTTTAAAAAATCTGTTTATATCATTAAATCGTGAAGTATCAAATGTATATAAGAGTTCTCTTGATTCTGCTGACACAACATGAACTTTTGACATTTTATTTAATCAATTCATTTATATTATATAAAGAAAAAAAAATTCAATTTTTTTGTCAAATAAAGAAATTGAATTTTTTATAATAAAATATATTTTAATTTATTAAATTTTATATATTTATATAACCAATATTTTTGTTCATTAAACCTATCCTCTGGGTTTGCTTTGGTTGTTCTGCCAATTTTATATATATTTTCATTTAATCTAATAATATAAACATACTCTTGTATTTTTATTTTTACTATAAATATAAATACAATTTATGATGATTTTGAAAAATTAAGAAATAATATTAGTTATATTACTTGCAAAATGAATTTTACAACAGATTCTGAAATATCAGATGTTGAATCTATTAATTATTATGGAACAAATGAATAAGATTATGAAACTGATATTGATATTGATATTGATATTGATATTGATTCAAATGAACCATATTCAGAATATTCTGATTCAGAAGAAGATAATGATATTCAGCAATTAGGCTATAGTCTTTTTGATACAGGAATCAATGAAGAATCAAGATAAGAAATAGAATATTCTAAAATGGATGAAGATAAGATATTAAAAGAAATATCTTATTATCAAAATATAACACATAATTTAATACCTAGAGAATCATTCAAAAGATTATATTATGAAGTTTTACAAGATTTCATTGCTAATAGTTGTTTTTCAAATAATTATGAATAATTTATTTTTTTATTATTATGAACAGTTAATTTAAACAATAATGCAATCAAATTGTTTAAATTAAGATAGTTTGGCAATTAATTGGTTTTAATTGTCATAAAAAATATTTTTTAAAATTATATTTTAGATTTTGATATTCTTCTGGTCTAAAAGTTTTAGATAAAGTATTAGATAAACTTTTAGATTCAGTAAGTTTATATCTTTCTTTTAATTGATCAAATTTATTTAATAGATTTTCATATCTTTCTTTTAATCAGAATATTTTGATTCATAAAAAGTAGTACTTTCGTTAACATTATTAGTATTGGCAATATTGCCTACTTCTTCAAAAGAATCTTTTAGTAATTTCCAAAATTCAAATGTTCCTGTTGCAGTAGGTATATATAGACCATCGTCATATATAGATGAATATTCTCCTATAACAATAACTTTTAAACCTAATTTTTTCTTTTTATTAATTTCTAATGCTTCTTTAAGAATATTTTCAGGTCTGTACCATTTGGATTGGTAATAATCTTGTTTAGAAACTGAAAAATGTCCATCCATAGGTGGCCAAACTAATAATAATGCATCAAAAGAAGGAACTTTATAATCTTCAATTATATTTCCGTCTATACATTTTTTATCTACTGATTGTTGGTCTTCAAAAGGATTTTCAATCATATAACATTCATGAAATACTTTATCTGGTGGGTCAGTATCTGTACAAGTCATATTTATCTTACCATCATTAGCTAATCTTGAAGCTATTATTCCAGCTCCTGAACCGACTTCTAATATATTTGCATTTTTACCGACAAATTTAATTATATCATTTATATGTTCAGGAAATGCATGAAAGGTACCATACAATTTCTTCCAATTTTCGTTAGGGTTATAAGTATAAAAATTATCTAATACTTTATATTTATTCCCTCCGTGAAAATTATTTAATAAATTTAAATATTTTATTTTATATTTATAATATTTTTTATAATAAATATCCATAATTATATATTATATTACATATAATTTTTAAATATTGATATAAAAACTACTATAAAATAAAAAACAAATGAAGTTAATAAATAAAATAATTACTTAAAAGTACTTGGTTTAATAACGGAATATTTTTTTAGCATTAGAATATCAAATTGAAGTTTACAAATAATTTTATCACCACATTCAATGTTAATATGTACTATATTCATTTTTGTTTTCTAGATTCATTTATAAAATAATAAAGAAACAAAAATTCATTTCTTTTATTTGTCAAATAAAAGAAATGAATTTTTAAAAAAGTACTTTTTTACTTAATTTTACGCCACTGCGTGCCATTGCAGACAAGCGATAGGCATATTAGAAAGATGCCAATCATGGTAAAAACAAATGCCATCAAGCACAATTCTTTGATGGTATCAAACCAATTTTGGTGGTTATAACGGCACATCTTGCACATCTTAATTAAATATATTTAAATAATGAGTTATACAATAAAAAAAAAATTCAATTTTTTTTTATTATGTTTAGAAAATAAATAAAATGTATTATACTTTTTCA